ACCGGCACCGAGCATCGCCGGCCCAAGCATGTTCTTGAAGGATCCGGCCAGGCCGCCGATAGCGCCCTGGAACCCGCCCATTCTGCGTTCGGCGTCGTCCAGGCCCTTGCGGAACTTCTGCGTATCGGCCGCTATGAATACCTGAAGGGTCCTGCCCTGCGTCGCCATCAGCCGATGCCCCTCCGGTCGTTGTTGAACCTGTCGCAGATGTCCTCGATGGCCCGGCCCCATTCCTGGATAGCGCCAGGCACGTAGGACCGGGCGAAACGCATCCAGTTGCGGCCCTCGGCGAACGTGGCCGCGGCGGAGGGATCCGACGAGCGGGAAAGGCCTTTATCCGAGGGATACCGGACCATGTTTGGTGTGGCTCCGCGGCCGTATCTGGGCCGCTGCGCACCGATCACGATGGACGGCAGCCGGTCACGCTTGGCTTTGATTGTCGCTTGCAACTTGTCCCCCCACGGGCCGGCGTTGCTGGCGGCTGACTTCCACGCCGGGACCATGTGCTGCGTGGCGATGCGCTGCGACGCGAGCCGCAGCTCTGCGCTGGCCTCCTTCGGCAGGGCCCGCAGGTCCCGTAGCAGCTCGTTCAGTCCCTCGATCTCGACGTCTGAGGTCCGGCTTGCTCTAGCCACCGTTCGCCTCCCTCAGTATCGCCAGGAACTCTCCTGCATCCATTTGTCTCACCTGGTCCGGTGTGCAGCGCAGCAGTACTGCTAGCCGGATGATGTGCCGGCTCAGGCCGGCCAGATAGGGTCCGGCGCCTTCCTAGTGTCCAGAACCATCAGCGTGTGATCCGTCGCCCAGGCCCGGATCTCGTCCAGGCTGGCCAAAGTGTCATGCGTGGCGTAGTACGCCATGCACATCGCCTGCGTGGCCTCGACTGGTTTCTTGTCCTCACCCATCGTGCGCTGGAAACGTTCGAGGGCCGCGACCGTGCCGAGCTGGATCACCTGGACATGCCCGTCAATGCTGACGAGCAACTCGGGCATCACGGCGCGTCAGCGAGAGTCAGCGCCCCTTCGAGCGTCGCCGAGCACGTAGCGATCCCGTCGGCGGTGAACTCCGTCGACACGCTGGAAACGGTCATGTTCCCGGTCCACTTCGCGTCCCCGCCGACGATGGCTACCGCGTTGGCCGCACCGGATCCCTGGGCCGTGTTGAGGGCACCGACCAGGCCGGTTTCCTCGTCGTACAGCCAGGACACCTCAAGTGTGCAGTTATCGTCGGTCGACTTGTACGCCATGTCGGTAAGGGTCTTGATCCGGGTGACGCTGGTCTCTCGTGTGATGGTCCCGCCGGTCACCTGCGCGGAGTACGCGACGGCGTTGTACGTGAACGTGAACTGCGAGCCAGTGATGGCTGTAGCTGGCATTTCTCCTCTATTCCTTCATCGTGACCTGGGTAGACATCTCTACCGCCATTATCTGGCCCTGAGCGCCGATATCGACGAACTGCGGCGGGCCCACGTATGTGACGCGGAACGCATCCGGCAGGGACGATAGGACGTCATCGACCAGGTCCTCGGCGTCGAGCTGCGCTCCGGCGTTGCTGCGCCCGTCGACCAGCAGCAGCAGCCGCCAACGGCAGGTGTAGTTCAGCCGGGATCCGATCCGGTCGACGTCGACCCATGGCTGGTCCGGCAGCACGACGACCATTCCGGGCTTGGGCACGGTCGGCGGTGATAGGTAGTTGTCGATCCCGGCTGCCGTCAGGGCGGATTGGATCAGCCCACGGGCCTCGGTCGTGAGGGCGGTCATCCGACCATGCCCCTCGGATCCATGTACGGGCCGATGAGTGCCATTACGCGCCGGGTCATGGCACTTGAGAGCCGGTACGGGCCTGGCTGGAAGTCGTTCGCGACGGACTGCCCACCGGCCGAGTAGCGGGCCTGGAAGACCTCGACCGCGACATGCAGGGCCGCTTCCCGTGCCGGGATCGGCTCATTGCTGTAAGCCAGCGGCGTAAGGAGTCGACCGACGATCTCGTCCGCAGTGCCGGCGACCTGGTCGAACGGGTCGGCGGCGTAGGTCAAGCCGAGCACGTCGGCTAGTTCCTGTCCTGTGACGAGCATCGTCGGTCGACTCCTGCCCGCTATGCCTGGTTGTAAATGCTGACGATGCCGCCCGAGATGTACGGGATGAAGGTGGCATAGCCGTAGATGGCGACTTCGCGGCCGAGGTTTGCCGCGACCTCCGCCTGGGCGAACCTGGGGCCGTCCTCAAGCCATCCGCACGCCATGCGGTTGGTGACGATGGCGTCCTCGGTCTCGTCGGTGGCGAACTCACGCGCCAGGACGATGGGGAGGCCCGCGACGGACAGGTTGAGCGTGCGGGCGTTGAACGTGCCGGCCACGTTGCTCACCGGGTACGAGTCGGGCTGGAATGAGGACCAGCCGCCGATCTTCTTGTAAACCGCGGAGTTGACGTACACGACCTCGGCCGGCATGCCGGTCGCTGACTCGACATCGACGGCGGCCGCGAAGACTGCCTCCCGGAACGTCGCACCGGTCGTGTCGGCCGAGAAGTCATAATCGATCCCGGCGGTGTCATTCGCCCAAAGGCCCGCCTGAAATGCGTAGTCAGTCTCGGTCCCCCACGCCCCGACCATGATCCGCTGATGGGCGGTCACGTAGGACGGGTCGGTGCGCTCGATGATCTGGTAGGTGAGCCGGTTACCCGCTGCGTAGGTGGCGAGGGTCGCGGTCCCCTTCTTGATGTCGATATCCACGGAGTTGATCTCGGTGTTTTCGCTGGCCTGGGTCGACACGATGGCCGACAGGTCACCGTCGAAATACGGCCAGTTGACCGTCATGCCGGCACCGGCCACCGGGGTCGGGCCGCCGATGGCGGAGATGCAGGGCCGGCCACGGTCCAGGACACCGGAGATCTCCCGGAACCAGACCGGCGGGACCAGGCCGGCAGCGTCGGCAAGGTTCGACACGTCAAGGGCCCGGTTCTCGACTTCGCCGCGCCACACTGCCTTGACGTACTCGCCCAGGCTGCGGAACTGGGAAAGGACTGGATCAGCGTCGGTGACGTGCGCCTTCGCCTGGATTGCTGCCAGCTCGTCACGCAGCTGCGCGATCTGCTCGCGTGCCTCGATGTCCGAGGTCGGAGCCTCGGCCTCGATGACCTCGGTCATTTTTTGTTCCTCTCTCACTGCGGATACTGCCGCGCCCGTGTAGGCCGGCATGTGGGTAAGGCTGACTTCCAGCAGTCCGGCTTTTACGTGCCTGACTGCGTCCTTGGTCTGCGAATAGGCCGTTTTGAGCGGGTTGAACCCCACCGACAGGCCCCGGCTGGCGCCGGTGCGCAGCATCACTGCCGCGTCACGGCCGGCACCGGTGTTGATGATGTCGGCATCGATGTACAGGCCATCGGCCTGGTTCTCGGCCGCTGTGATGATCCCGATGGGCTCGCCATGCCGGTAGGCAAGCGGCTTGCCGACGGCCTCGGCCGCGTCGAACGCGTCCCGCTCGATGGTCTCCGTGACGCCGCCCACCTTCGTGGCCTCGTTGTACGGCACGGCACGACCGTGGATGTGGCCGATGACGTCGCCGTCCTGGCCGTCCTCGCGCAGCTCGTACACGAGCGTGGACTCGCTGAAAAGTGTGTTCACTGCATTACCTCCATCGGGAGATCCATGAGGGCGCGGCCCTCGTCGGTCGTGATGATGCCGAGGGGCAGCAGGGTGCTAACCAGGCTGGCCAGGTCGGCCGGGTTGCCCCGCAGGAAGACGCTGGTATCGAACGTGACCGTATGCCCGCGTGGGGTGACGTCATTCATGGATAGCCGCTGGGTGATGAGGTTCATCACGGGCGTTAGCCCGGTGTCGAGGAGCTGCCGGTACAGGTCCACGCGATTGGAGTAAGTCAGGCTAGATCCTGGTACGCCGGCGCCGGTCCAAATGGGATCCAGGTTGGCCATGCGGGCTATCTGGATGGCCGCATGGTTCTTCGCGTCGACGAGCTGCAGCTCGGCTGCGTTCCACCCTTGCGGCTGCGCGTCGAGGGTGCTGTTCAGGTAGGCCGTGGCGCGGTCCTGGCGGGCCTGCTCCCACGCGTCGAGGATTGCGTCGACCTGCTTTTCCGGAAGGTCAGCGCCAGTGTTCTTCAGGATCATGCTGGGCAGTGGCGCGTCGGCGTACCTGAACGTTGCATCTTCGAGGGCCGCGGCCGTCGTGATCGCGGTATAGCCGGTCTTGAGCCAGCCGCCCAGGCCGTCACCGTCGAACCGGATCAGCTGATTGAGCGGCACCGGGGATCCCTTGTACAGCACCTCGCCGTTCGACTCGACTACGTCAATGGCCGGCAACCGGACGATGGCGGCCGGGAAGTTATCCCAGGTGCGCTCGATCACGCGCCAGTACGCCCGGTCATGCAGCAGCAGATCGTTTACCAGCCGCATCATTTCGGCGGAGTACGTGGTGCCCTTGCTGGGCTGCATGAGAAATGTGCGGGTGACGACCTGGGCACCGTTGACGTACTGGCGCAGCGGGAAAGCGCTGATGGTGTGCGAATAGGTCTTGAGGGCCTTGACCAGCGCGGGGACCTGGAAGGCGACTGCCTCGAGGACAGTGCCGGTGCCTGGGCGGTTGAGCTGCATCTGCAGCTGGATCAAGGTCGACTCGCGGACGGCAGGAGGCGGAGGCTGGACCGATGCGGCCGCGACTTGCTGCCGCAAAGCCTCCGCCCGCTGCACGACACGCAGCGGCCGGGTCACAGGAGAAACCAGCGCCACGCTCGTATCCTACGCGCCCCGCCTCGGGCGTGCCCGAACCATGGCAACAGGGCGTGGCGCCTTGCTTGCGTCCCAGGCCGCGAACATGACGGCACGGGCGGCGTGAACGCCGCCGCTTCCCTTCGGCGCGGTCATCACCCACCCGTGCTGTCTTTTTGCAATCGTAGTTCCGAACAGCTGCTCTTGTAGGAGGCGGCTGCCGTCGTGCCGGATGAGCCGCCGGTTGAACAGGTCCATTAGTACCTGGGTGGCGGTCACTGCCTCCCGCTGCCCGACGATGCCATCCGCCCGAGTCCTAAGCCGGTCGATGTAGCCGGGCGTAATAAGGGTGTGCATGGTCGGATGGCTGGCCCGGAGTGCCGAAAGCCTTTCGTCCACGTCCCGGATTGTCGGGTGGGCCGTGACGCGCACATGCACCAGGCCGTCACCGTCGACCGCGGCAATCGCGACCGCGTGGCTGGATCCGTCGAAGTCGCTCTCGACCGCTACATGCCACATGCCGGCCGGTAGTTCCTCGCCCGTCAGGCAGTCGGCCCAGTTACGTTCCGGCAGCCAGTGATTAGCCAGAATCGTCCACTGATTCAGGTATTGCCGGCGGAACGCGTCGTGCTCGATCTTCTCGAACTGGCTTTTCACGAAAGCATTCCGGCGTGGGTTCCACTCAGGCGACCCCCACATCCACGTCGAGGTCTGCTCGATGTCGGCCCCAGGCGGAGCTGACCACTCGAGGAGCAGGGTGTCGGTCGGGGCGTCGAGCTGGTCGATGGCCTGCTGCCTGTATGCCGCCATCAGGTCCGAACGCGAGTCGCCGGCCGTGGACACCAGCCACAGCTGCGGATTGTCCCGCTCCGCCATCGTCGGCATGATCGCGTCATCGATGGTGTCACGTTCGACGCGCCACGCCTCGTCAACGAAAGCCATCGATATCGAGTATCCGACACCCGCGTTCTCGTTGGCCGCCTGCACAATCCACCGGTCCCCGGTCGGCAGCTCGATCTGAGTGTTGTTGTTGCCCCACTTCACCGCCTGGCGGCCGTACTTAGCCTGCGCCCACATGCCGGCCGGGCGGAACACCTCGACCGCGGTCTGCCGGCGGTTGGCGACGTGGAGGATTGTCTGCTCGCCGCCCAGCAGCTCGGCGTGATGCAAGCGCCACATGCATAGGGCCCGGCTCAGAACAGACTTACCGGACTGTCTCCCTACCGTCACAATCACCGTGCGCCAGATGAGCGCCCCGTTTTCGTCATGCTCAAGAGCTCGTGCTAGTGCGTGTGCCTGCCAGCCACGCAGTTTCAACGTCATGTGCGCTTGGATCCACTTCAGGGCATCGTCCCCATACGACCCCGTACACGCGCCAGGACGCTTCGACTCCAATCTAGGCAACACCCACCCATCAGCATGGAGTCGCGGTTCCAGCGGGCTTGAATCTGGCTCTACGCCGGTGCTCTGGGGATCAAGAAGGCAGGGGGCGGGGGGAGGCATGGATGGTCGCTTAAAAACGGGATGACTTGATGCATTCGTGCGCTTTGCAAGCTTGGTTGTCGTTTTTTTTGTGGTGGTGGGGCGGGCGTCCTGCTGTCGCTTGGATCCGAGGCGGCCCCCGTGGGATTTGTTGCAATGATTGTGCGCGATCCCTGCACCGTCGAGGGAGGGAGTGGCCTCCCCAGTTTCGATCAGCGGTGGTTCGTGGTCGGCGGTGGGTCCCTGGGGGTCGGAGGGGGGCAGGGTCATGTCGACGGGGTACCCGCATCTAATGCACACGGGATCGCAGTGCTTCAGGACTTTCTTCACCCAGGCGTTGTAGCCAGGGGTCTTGCGTTGGTTGGTTGTCATGGTTTCCTTCCCGGCCAGGGGGGGTGAGTCGCGAGCTAGATCCTTCGGGCTCGCGCCTCCCCCTGGTGTTGGTCTGCCTACCGGATCCCTCCACAGGTTTTCCACAGGTTGTGGATAACTGCTGTGCGCAACTTCACCGCTGTTCCCCGCGCCAATCGGGGCATGGCTCGGCCGCCCTACTACGGGAGTTAGAGCCACGGGGTTAGCGGGCCGCCTTTTACTGGGGGTCATCGCGTACCAGGTCGGCCGCCTGGTCGCTCGCCTTTCCGATCTTCTCCGAGAGTGCCTTGGCGACACTGACGGAATCCTGCGCTGTCTTCAGAGTGTCTATGACTGCACGGGCCTGTGCGTCGTTCATCGTCGCAGCCGACTGCACCGGTGGCAGCTCGGCCAAGGCAAGGGCCGCGTTCACCAGGTCCAGCACGTCGGCCGGCGCGGTGACGTTCATCTTGCGGGCAAGGTTCGCTATGTACTGGGTCTGCTTGGCCGTGGCACGCCTCGAAGGGATCTCGGTCGGCTTGGTCTGCCACGGGTCCTCATCCGCGGCATCAGGCTTTGTGCGCTCGATCCTGCGGCCCTCCGCTGCGCGTATCTCAGACCCTGTGGCTATGCCCTTATGCACGGCGATCCCCAGGGCCGCCAGGGCCCTGCCCCAAGCCGACGTCTCGCCGTTCATCAACTCCGAGCCGCGCGTGTAGGGGGTCCGTCCTGGGACTGGTTCCCACGCATGCCCCACACCGGGCCGGGTGTCGTCGGGATCGCGATATGCCCATGCCTTCACGACGAGCCAGCGCTCGCCGTCCCGCTCATCCCACGAATATTCCGTCTGCAGGGATCCGGCCGGGTACAGCTCACGGAACTGCGCGATCCGCTCGTGTACCTCGATGTAGTCGGATCGGTCAGCCATGGGTCATTTCTTCGGTCCGTGGATGACGATGCCCTGGCATGACTGGTGGTAGAAGTAGCCCTCGGTGCAGCGGTCGATTTCCTGCTCCAGGGCGACGGCGATATCCCTGGCCCGGTCCCGTTCCGCCCTTACCCGATCAATGGCGGCGTCCGGGCTGATCCAGTCGAGGGCCGGGTCGCACTCAAGCGGCGGTCCCCAGGACAGGTCCCATAAGCCTGGGCCTCGGTGAGCGTGGGTGAGCCTGCCGTCACTCGTGAGTGTGAGCAGGAACTCACCCACGCCCGGGACCTTGAAGGTCCACATCCCATGCACCATCAGGATGGGGGATGGTTGACGGTGCATAGGCCTTTGTACCGCCAGGCCCCGCACTGCGGGCAGCGGTCTATGTCGTGGTCCATTAGTCTCCTATCGGCGGGTCGCTAATCCTTGGGGGCGGCCCGCCCTTCTATAGCTGGCCCCGGATCCACTTGCCTAGTTCCTCGATGGCCGCCCGGTCGAGCTTGGCCTGGAACTCCATCACCAGCTCGGCCTGGCCCAGGTTCCTCAGCCGCAGGCGGCGTAGATGAACGCTTGGGGCGTCATCCACCGCTTTTGAGCACTCCTCGACCAGTTGCATGCAGTACCTGAATGAGTCGAAAGCCTGCGCGAGTTTCTCGATTGGCTTGGCCGCTGGGGCGGCCGCTTTCTTAGCAGCCGCCCCAGCCGTTGCCTTCCTAGGCATCTACGAGCACCTGAAATAGCCGGCCACTGTCCGGGAGGATCACTTCATCGAACGCTAGTTCGAACTCGTCCAGGTTCGCGTCGTCGGCGTAATCGTCGAGGAAATGCGCCCGGCTCTCGTACTTCCGGGGCGGATTCCCGACGCTGATGGTGCCGTCCGCGAACTCCCGGCCTATTGCCTGTACCTGCATGTCATCTCTCCTTGGGTTGGGTTTTTTTGGGGACCAGGCCATTGCACCTGGACCCGGATAGATACCAGTGCCTCCAGCCGGTGGATCGCTCGGTGACGACACCGATAAAAGCGGCATCCTGAGCCCAGGCGGGCCAGCGGTAGATGGGCGTGGCATCCAAGCGCCGCACCCATGTGATGCGGCCCTTCCATGACACACCGGCCTTCTTCAGTTGCCTGCTCACGATCCACTCGATGCCGCCGTTGACCCGCCACGCGTTGTCCAAGAACTGCCAGCGGCCCTGTGCCGAGCTGCTGCGATTCCGAGCCCGGTAACTGTGCCTCGACTCGCGGGCGGATACGCACTGTGCGAAAGGCTGCCAGGCGGTGGGGATGTGGGACACCCGGTCAATCGGACTGGTGGCGATTACGCCCGCCAGGATGGTCTCAAGGATCATGCCGCCCCCCCGTTGGGATGGATCACCGTCACCGTCGAGCTGATCCGCACCGGCCGGATTCGCTCGACTGAGGAGCGCACGTACCGATGGTGGCCTGATGGATGCCTGACCCCGTCGATGAGGCCAGCCTGATACCAGCGCACCAGCGTGTTCGTGCTGACGCCCAGGACCTTGGCTGCCTCGGCTGGAGTCATCAGGTTGTCCATGTCGGACAACGTAGCAGATCTAATCGCCAACCTGGAAGATATGTGCATGCACTGAGGGTGTTGCCGGGCGTGTCGGCAGTGTTCCGGCCGCCTGGTACACCAGGGACATATCCGGATCGGCGCTCGACCAGGCCACCTGGAGGTACTGGCCGGCCGTGACTGTCTCTAGCCACACCAGCGTCACCAGCTGGTGGCTGTTGTTGTTCTCCAGGCTGTGCCGCATCGTGGAGTTTGCGACGTCGCTGGCGTTCTTCCGCAGCCAGAAGTAGGCGTCGTCCTGGCCGCCGTCGGTCTTGGACAGGTTGACGGACAGTTGCAGGACGTATGTGCCCGCGTTGGCAATATTGATGCGGTTTCCATTGGTCAAGGTCACGCCGGATCCCTCCTCAAGGGTCGAGAAGGTGACGAGGTTGATGGTCGACGCGATGGGGTTCGTCTGGCTGACCGTGCTTATTACGCTGCCGTAATACCGAGGGTTGGGAACGGTGGGCACATTGGTGCGCACCGTGGTGGTCGGGCCGGTGACGGTGACCTCGGTAGCGCCCGGCTCTGTGACCGTGATGATGGTGTCTGTCACCTGGTCACCTCCGCGACGACCGCGAACTTCCCTTCGAGCAGCCGGGTGACGACACCGGCGCTGCTCTCCAGCTCCAGGTCGTACACGTACCAGCCCGGCTCGACCAGGGCGGTATTCGTGGCGGACATGGCCAGTGCGATGGTGCCGGCGACGCCACCGAGGGTTATCCCGCCGTTGCCGCCGATCAGGTTGTCCAGGTCGATCACGGTCTCGTCAGCATCAGCCGACGTGCGTACCTGCAATCTTGCCTTGTACCCGGTGAGGTTCTTCGCGGCCGGTGGGTTCCCGTCCTCCCAGGTAAGGCTGTAATCCCATGTGGTGCCCTGCCACATGCGCATATCGAACACACCTGGGGTAATCACTTCGCACCTGCCATCAGGATCGGGATGGGAAACATCAGGCCGTTGTCCTCAGCGGCAGCGGTAAACGAGACGTGGACATGCGCGAAGTGGCCGTATCCGCCGCCTCGCCACTGCCAGAAACTTGCGCTGTACGTCCCCGAGCAGATCTGCCCCTGGTACACGATGTACTTCAGGCGTTCGCTGCCCGGTTTCTTCTTCCGGGCGTATTCGCGCAGCTGGTCGGCCAGGACGAATGCGGCGTCACGGCCCGGACCTGGTCGCTTCGCGCCGAATAGGTCCGCGTCGATGTCAAGAGCGTGGACCCAGCCGTTCCGGTCGGGGTTGTGGTCGGACTGCCGGGCCTGGTGTGCCTTGTCTCCGATCCAGCCGTCCGATGCCTTATCCCGTGTCGGGAACGCCTGATTGACCTGGCGCCGGAGGGTTGCACCGGCTGCCACCAGTCTGGGCCTGGGCGCTGGCATCAGTTCTCCCCTTCTATCTCGAACTCGGGCCTGTTCGCCTGGTCCTGATAGTGAGGTTGGCTGCCCTTGCCGTATCGAGGGTCATCAGGGTTTATCCAGTTGATCGCCACGGGGATCACGGCCGACCCGATGGCCACCATGAGCGGGGATACGTCAGCGGCCATCAGCCACGACAGCAGGCCACCTAGGGCGGCGCCCGTCAGGATTTTGACCAGGCTTGCATAGGGCGATGTGGCGAGCCACTTCATGACTGCCCCATGTGCCAGTTGATGTGTCCCTCGACTTTGTTCTCGACTTGGTCGATCTTGCGCTCGATCCGGTCGAGTGCATCCCTGGCCGATTGGCCGCCGTTCGGCCGCAGCTCCTGCATGATTTTGCCGATGCGGGAATCGATCAAGAAAAACAGCGCCGTGACGATCACTGCACCGATGGACAGGTACGTCAGGATCTGCTCGGGATTCACGGTGTCGGCTCCGGTGTCGAGGGTGGGATGAACTCGTCAAGGTTGGGGTCGTAGGACCAGCCCTGCCCGGGGTAGGAGCCACGGAAACTGGCGTTATAGGAGCACTGTAGGTAGGTGCCCTGGAAGCCGGACTCGGCAAGCATTGCTTGGCCCAGCGGTTGGGAGTCGGGGAAGGGTGCATCCTCAATGGCCGCGTTGGCCACCACGATGACCTGCCGGACGATGTTGTCTGCGTCGATTTGTGCGAAGTGAGCCATGGTTGCCTCTCAGCCGAAAAGAAAGATGACGATTCCGCTGCCGCCAGCAGCCCCAGTCCCACCATTGGTGCCACCGCCCCCGCCGCCGGTGTTGACTGTTCCGGCATTTCCGGGAGCCGCTGCTCCAGCACCACCACCTCCAGCACCGCCAGCGCCGCTAGTTACGGTGCCATAACCACCACCGCCGCCGCCGCGTGTCGTCGCGGTTCCATCGATACTGCTGGACGTTCCAGCGCCACCAGCGCCGCCCGTTGTGCCAGCACCGGC